CGCTGTGTCATTATTATAATCAAATCATTTTGTCTCGTTATGATGTTTTGCCTACATCAGTGAGATTAATTAGTGAAAATGTTATTGAAATGATCGAAAGCTTTATGGTCAATTTTAAAAATATTAAGTATGAGCAACTACCAGATTATAAGGCATCTGGCGTGATTTTTGATGGGGTGAATGAAGGTGTTGTTGCTGCTGTTAATAGGTCATGAAATTGTGTGTTATTTTAATGGTTTTGGGTTATTTCATAAAATTGTTCAATTTTGAGAATGGAAAAAGGTTTGACAAATTCTGATGGTGGTATCAATATTGATGTTATGCAAATGGCTGGTGGCGAATTAGGTATAGAGAATGTTAATCTGGTTGATAATTCTGGTGTGAAGTTTAATCCTGCATTAAATGCATCAATTTCCACATTTTCGCCTAATTTTCTTAACAACTTTCTTTGTTATCCTACAGTGTTGTTCAATGGTTCCATTACAGCGTCTGCGAGTGTTGGGACTGATATTTATATCTCTGAGGTTTCACCAACTCTGCTTAGAGCCAATGCATTAACTCGTGTCAAAAATTTTGCATCTAATTTTCGTCAATGGAATGGTTCATTTTGTCTGCGTATTGTATTTACAAAGCCCATCTTTATTCAGACTAAAATTATTGCAGCATTTATTCCTGGAATATCAATGAGTGATGCTCTCAACTTAAATGTCTATGATCTGTATGGTGCACAATACCATTCTGTGATGAATCCAGATAATGATAACGAATTATGTTTTGTTGTGCCGTTTATCACTGGTCTTAATTGGTTAAATATGGAAGAAAGTACGGGTGTGGTTGCTATCAAGTTGTTTCAGCCATTAATTGCAAGTCAGCCAACTGGCGTTTCCAATGTGTCGATACCGTTCACCATACTTTTATCTTCTGATGCTTCTCAAAGTTCGTCACCGCTCAATTTTCGTTTCTTAGTAGCTCCTGCTTTTGATAATCCTGTGTTAAAGAGCAATGCGATGGATGCTTTGGTTAATTCACTCTCGCCATCATGCAACCCTATTAAAATTCAACCTGGTGTTGTACCTCCTGCATTATCATCTGCTAACTCTTTTAAAAGTTTGGTTATGCTACCAATTTCGCTTGTAGAAACATATGTTTCTCAAAAATATTCGAGAACGGTGACGGGGTCTGTTGCGTCTCCTTATGGACAAATTGCTGAAAATGTCACGGCTGTTTCGCTTGATGGTGCCCAAATTAATGTTTATGATGAGAATAGCACTGCTTATATTGCTCCATGGAACCAATTTAACCAATTCAGCACTTTAGAAGTTGTCCCTACGAGAACTAATGTGACTTATGCTGATATTGATGTTAATAATCCGGCTAGTGGTAAATATATGGTAAACGGTTCAGGTTCATTGTTTCGCTTAAAGCTTGTTTCCAATTTGCTTAATTCTCCGTTAGGTGACTTCAATGTGGGTGTTACGTATCTTAGATTCACTGATAACACTATCGCATGTCTTAATTCAATTTATTTGAATATAAGTAGATCTGATAATGGACTTTATGTTTATTACTTTACTGGAACTACTACTGCTGGCATACCAGCATATCCTAATGAGATTAGTTTCGCCAGTTTGCCACCTATCAGTTACTATTCTGGAACATCGAGTCAAGTTGCAACCAATATGACTGAAATGGCTTCTGCTTTTGGAAACGATGTGCCTCATCCTACTGCAACACATGCATTGTTTTATTCACCACACAATGCGACTGAAACAACTTATCAAATCACTAATGGAAATTATAGCAACCTTGTGACATGTACTGCTGATCAATTTTCTGCAGCTGCAAATGAAAGATCACTTGTCGGTTATAGTATCGTTGAGAGTGGTTATAATAGTGGTACTGATGTTTCCACTCAAATATCATTTGTTGAAATCTTTTATTTTGTTAAAGTCGCTGCTGATGTTGTTGCTGGTGTTGCTATGGCTGTGTCAAACATTTTGTCATATGTGTTGCCTGCATCTGTTATGAATAATAATGCTGTTCGTTCCAATAATTTTGTTGTTATACCGATTGATTCTAATGAACCGATCTTTTATAAATCCACAGCCACATTTGAAAAACCTACTATGAATGTCAATAATACTCGTATACGTGTCGGGATTATAAAATCATAAAATGTTTCGGTGCACTCCTGTTTGTTTGTATCTTTGTGGAAAACCTAAAATTGGAAAATCACATTTAGTCATCCGTCTTTGCAATTATTTTAATCAAAAGTTGTTTCATGTTAATAATCATACGTTTTGTACTACAACCACCACCGAACACTGGGATGGTTATTCACATCAACCCATAGTTGTTTTTGATGATCATTACAAATTAAATGACTGCAAACAAATAATTGATGCTTCTGCGATATTCCGTGTCGTATCTTGTACTATGTTCCAGCCTCCATTCGCTAATATTAATCTTAAAGGGTTAACGTTTGATTCAAAAATCATTATTGTCACGTCAAATGTTGGTTATCCATCAACTGTATTTTTACCTTTGGCATTGCATCGAAGGCATAAACATCATGTACTTATGGTACCTAATGGTAAACCAATGGATGATGATTTCAATCATGTTAATTTTTATTATGCCTGTGAGATTATTGATCCGTTTGCTGGAATGTATCAATATCCGTTTTCCAGGGATCATGACATTCCGTTTAGCATTGATGAATTCAACTTATTGCCATTTAAAAGGTTGTATTCGTTAATTTCTATCCAAGTTTTGTGCGATACTATCATCAGTGATTATAATCGTGAGAGTTATTTCTTTCAAAATTTCTTGTCCATTTGCGATAACGGGGATACTCTTATAAATAATCATGGCGACATCAAGAGCTAGTAACATTGACTGTATTTTGCTAAAAGATCGAATCAATACTATTTGTCAAATTAACAAGCTTCAGTTTCCTATCCATAGTCATTATTTTTCCTTTAATCAAAAAATATCAACATTATCTATTGGTAGGATGCTGTTTGTTGGGCATAACTCTTTTGTTGATGATCGCACACGTACTAATAAATTTCTCAACAAAGTTATTGAATTTTTATCTAATAAAGATAACATGGATAAGTTTGTTGTTGAAATGTCATCACCTTCCTTTGATGCTGGTCCACAGGATTCGTTGACGGACGATTCTTTGATTGTTTACAGGTATTCTGATTTGGTTAAGGTGTTATTTTAATATATTTATTATTTTTTCTTTTTATTGTTTTCATACATTTGTGTGTTTTGTTCTTCTGAAAATTATGTTTAACTTTTATGTGATG